CCCCCCAGGTATCTAAGATGAAATATTTCATTTGGTATAACCATGACAACAGCGACCGGCATTACAACGATTAACAACAATAGTCCTGAGTTACCAGTTCAAGCCTCGGACTTTTTCCTTTCTACGCAGCAGTTTAACTTAATACACTCTTTCGGCGCGCAAAAGCACTATGCGAAAGCATTTATCGGCAAGACTACACGTCTTTCTCGATTTTCACCTTTATCCCTCATCGGTGGTCAACTAGACGGTTCGGGTATAGATCCCGCGCCTGAAGTTCCTATTCGTACCGATATCGACGCCGACATGGAAATTTTTGCTAAATCCATCATCGTCAACGAACAGGTCGATCTTTGGTCCAACCGCGGAACTTTAGCAAAATACATGCAATTAATGGGTCAGTGGATGAGAAATAAGGAAGACATTTTAATGCGTGATCTTTTTGCCTCCGCTGTCAGTTATACGGACGCCATCGGGGGGGGTAATGGGGATATTCCAAGTAATCCGTCATACGAAGACTTCCTTAACAAAGAAGCTGTTCTCAATACTAACGATGCACAGACAGTTTTAGAAAGCCTGATAGCTACAAATCAGTTCTCTACTTCAAATCGTATGGATTCATACCTGGGTCTTTTCCACACGGATCTTACTCCAGCGATCAACTTGACAGAAAACTTTGTCATAAAGTCAGGATATCCTGGAAGGGGTGAGAGCGTTAAGAAGGAAGAATATGGTTCTGTCGGTAGATTCAGACTATTCCTCTCTTCTAAAGCTCAAGTGATCCCTAATGCATCGCAGAAGGGAAACAATATATATCCAATTCCTCTGTATGGTATCGAAGCAATCGGTAAGATCGAGCAAACAAGATATACACACAGACTTGGAACTAGACCGGACTGGGTAGTATCTAACGTAGCGCAGAACTCTGGATTGTATGCGAAATTCGCTCTCGCTAGAACGATCCAAAACCAAAACTGGATCACAGGCTTAAACGTAACAGCGCAGGTATAATCATGAGCATTTCACTAATTCAAGGCGATTCGTTTATATCAACGGGCGCTGGTCAATACATCCCTGTTTCTGGCGGGGCCGACTATTTCAAGACATTTAACCTTACTCAATCAGCTCTAGCAGCTAATGGAGTAGGTTTTGAATACGAATGGTATGCTGATCAAACACCATTAGGTGGAGCTGTTCAGTGGCTTTATCAAGCTACGGGTGCAGTTACTACATCAGCAATTCCAGCAAATGGTAATGGGTTCGTTTATTCGGCTGGCCCAGGTCTTCCTTTATATCCTGTTCAATCAGGTACAGTCATATCCGCAGCTGGACCAGCAGTAGCTTTGGCATCCAATAGCTTAAGTAATGGAGATCGAGTTAGATTGACCGCTATGACGGGGATGGTGCAAATTGCTGGAATAGTTGCGAGTGTCTCTTCTGTGTCAGGATCTTCCTTTACTCTAGCAGGTCTTAACAGCACTGGATTCACTCCTTCAACCACGTTCAATTTCCAGAAGATTAGCCCATTTGAATTGGTTCTTCCGGAATATGCAATCATCACAAACATTTCGAATGCTCTTAATGGTGTGATTACCCTGTCTTCAATCACAAATTATCAGCCTGGCATGAAGATTCGTCTGAATAACACAACGAATTATGGGATGGCGGCGATCGAAGGCGCAGAGGCAACAATCTTGGCTGTAGGTTCTTTCACGACATATGGAACCTATACACTTACGACCGATCTTAACACTTCGGGAGCAGGAACATGGACATGGCCATCAAGCGCCTCATCCGTTTCTTTCCCTCGTTTTGCGACAATTGCGCCAGATGGACAGAAAGCTTACTACGATGTATACACAAATACTCAATATGGATACAACTTTCAGCAAGCTCCTTTTCAATCAGCTTTTCCATCGCCCACGATGTATTTGTATCCTGGAGCAAATGGTCCAGCGGGGCAAATTGGGGATGTGATCGAATGGCAAGCTTTCAGATATGAATAAGAAGTTTTAACATTTCCCCTATGGAAACGTAGGGGAAAGTTTAACAAATCGAAATCGGAGATTTTATAATGCATAAAATGGTAACAGCTCAGGGAATTGAGCACGGGCTCATACACACTCTTATCAATCAAGTGCCCAAATCCAAAAGATTCAAAAACGTTGAGCCAAAGAAAAAAGAAGATCTAGAGAAAAAGCTAAAAGACGATATGGAATTGATCGATGTGCGCTTCATCCATTACAAAGGCGGATCAATGCCTAAAGACTATTACGCTGGAGCTGGCGAACCGATCTATATGTTCAACTTTATCCACGATCATGTCTATAAAGTTCCTAAAGGTTTGGTTAAAGAAGTCAACGACCCTAATAGGATGGTAGAAAAACGAGAAGGAAGCCTTGATGATAACGGAAAACCGATCGAAAAAGATGGACCTAAGAAGAGACTCTATCACTTTGTCCACGATGTGATCTAATGACTGCTATTGCTCCAGCAAATTACACGGTTTCGGCAATAGAAGCAGAGGCAAGAGAATATATTGGCATTTCTTCTAATTTAATTTTGCCATCATCTACGATTCAGCAAGAGATAAACTATTTCTACACAGCTAATATCCCCGAATCCATCAAACTGGATCAGTTGCGTACGGTTTACGATATCTATACGCTTCCATATGTTGATCGTTATCCAGTAGACACAAATCAATTTCAGTCTTTCCGTGAGCCTGTTTACATTGATGGTGGCATACGAATGACATACTACAAAGATAGGACGCAATTTTATGGATGGTGGCCCAATGTCCCAACATATATTCAACCTGCAAGTGGAGACGGAACAAATAGAAGCTTTTCCTTCATTATTCCAACGTCCCCTCAATCACCCGTGGGTAGGACTACTTTCGTTTGTTCAGTACCCGATACCACAGGGTATCAGCTTATATGCGCAGATGATGGAGGAAATCAACAACTCGTCGGAAATCTACTCCTCGTCACTCGTGATAGTGTCGGAGATTTGATTCCCCCATTCCCGCCTTTATCTCCTCTAGCTCCCAATCCTTTGCCCGATCCTCCTTACAATAACATCGTAGGTCAAATCAACTATGTCACTGGCGAGGTCAATATTACATGGCCAACGGCTCCAGCGGCTAATCAGTTGCTTCAAGTGCAGTTCTTTCAAGCCTCAACCGCCCGACCGATTGCATTGCTTTACTGGAATAACGAGATCGTAATCAGACCTATACCAATGAAAACTCATAAGATTTCTCTTGAAGCTTATATGACACCGGTTCAGATGCTCAATTCCACAAATGCTCCTTTCCTCAACAATTTCAAGCGGTACATCTCACTTGGTGTATCCATTAACATTTTGGATCGCATCGGAGATAATGACCGCAAAATGCAGCTAATCCCAATGTTCGAGGCAGCAGAGGGAAGAGTATTAGAAAGACAAGCAAACGAAGAGATAGGCCAAGCTAATACCACGATCTTTAACCAACAAGGGCCATATGCATCACAGCAATACCCCTATGGAGGATACTGGTATTGAGCGCCCAACCCGAAACGATTGATAAGTTTGCTACTGGACTTGTGCAATATCAGCCGAATCAAATATTGCAGAGCGACGCTTTTAGTCAGTCACTAAATGCATTTACCTATCTCAATACTGTTAGAAGACGTGAAGCCTGGAATCTGATAGGAAGATTATCACGTACTTTGACCTCTGTATCTCTTGGAACTTCAGGAGCATCCCCATGGACGTTTACAATCTATTCACAACTTGCAACTCCTATCACTGGCGAGCCTAATGCAGCCATAAACATAGGCTCAGTAGTCATCACTGTAGGAACGGAAGTTTTCACCGATCAAGGCAACGGTAATCTATCAAGCTCTGTAGTTGGAGATAGTGGCACCATAAACTACTCAACGGGATCAGTCACTCTCATAACTACAAACCCACCAGCAACAGCGGCCTCAATCACTTTCTCGTACTTTCCAAGCCTCCCTGTAATGGGAATCTTCGATCAATACGCGAATAACAACCTGATTCAAAACTGCTTCATGGATACGAAATACACCTACAGCTATGCGGATGGTATTTTTATCCAAAATCCTATTGGTGCTGTGTGGAATTTGAGCGATTTTCTCTTGCCGTCGCCTCTTAACTACTACTTCGACAACGGAAACAATAAGCTCTTTTGGATCACAAACATACAAGGTACGCTTGGGATTCCGATTCAGTATTCTAACTTCATCGGATCTGCCGTCTGGTATCCTTTTTCACCTCCGGTAGACACAACCGAGATATCGCCTCCCGATCCTCCGGCCACAGTTAATAGACTTTGGCAAGCGAAGTTTCTAGTGCCTTTTAGAGGCAGGTTATATGCCTTCAACACTTACGAAGGCGAAACACTGGCCGGATCGGCTAACTACTGCAATAGAATAAGAGCCTCTGCCGCTACTACACCATTCACCTATCCCTCTGCGATTATAACTACTGTTAACACAAATGCTTGGAATGACACCATCCCAGGGCAAGGATACTTTCTCGATCTCCCGACGAATGAGGAGATTGAGGGAGTAACACAGGTGATGAATCAGATCATCATCAAGACCTCCACTAAAACATACGTTCTTACCCATACGGGCATGAGTATTGCCCCTTTCAAAGTAGATTTAGTGGATGACAACGAAGGTACAGGATCGGGATTTTCAGCAGTCAACATGGGTTCATATGTGCAAAACATAGGGACTCGCTCTATTGATAATACTTCTCCCACTTCCGTCGAAGCAATAGATCAAAAGATCATAAACTTCGTCTTTGATATTTCCAGAGATAGCCAAGGTCTTGGTCGGATCTATGGGGTAAGAGATTACATGCTTAGATGCAATTCGTATATCTTCCCTTTCCAAGCAGCAAATACCTATTCGGTCACTTATCCTAACCGTAGGCTAATTTACAACTATGAAAATAAGACCTGGGCGATTTATCAGGATTCGCTTACTGCTCTAGGTTATTTTAGGGAGTCTACATCTGTCTCATGGAAGAATGCTACATGGACATGGGAAGAAGATGATTCGCAATGGTATGTTCCTAGCGGAGTTGAGCCTTACACTTGCGGAGGTAATCAACAGGGATTTATCGGGTATTTAGATTCAGGAGTGCAGCAAGAGGTTTCTCTGCAAATCACGGGTATCACAAAAGTGGGTGGAAATCAGGCGTGTATTTTCACATCTCCCCTCAACAATATAGACGATCTGACAGTTGCGCAAATTTCAGGTATTGTAGGTGATTGGTCTTATCTTAATGGAACGATAGGACAGGTTAACGTAATCGATCAGAATACGTTTACTTTATATTCGCTTGATCCTGTAAACAATCAATTCACCGTTCCCGTTTTCATTCCAGCTTCAGATATGGGCAGCTATATAGGAGGGGGACTTATACAGCTTAGATATAACTTCTTCATAATGACGAAAGCATTCAATTTTCTTAGAGAAGGGCAATCGATTCACATCCCATATATCGACGCTATAGTCAACGTAAATCAAGGTGTAGATGTTCAGGTATCGGCTTACTCATCTTTGAATACCGCCAATCCAACAAATTTCCCCCCTGAAAACACAAACACAGATGCTATATTTGGTGGATACATCTCTTTAGGCAATCCGACTCAATATCCAATCAATCAGAGTAATAATAGAGCATTGATCAATCAGAGGTCTAATATGACTTCGTTTAGCTTCTCTCTTGATAATGCGACATTGGCATCTGACAATTTCTTCACCCCATTTGTAATGAGTTCCCTAACGATATGGAAACGCAAAGCGGGTAGACCTCTTTCACCTTTAGGCGGTGGCTAATGCCATTTAATCCAGCGATTCCCCAAGCAACTAATCTCTTATCGAATAGTCAAGGAGCACTCCTTACTAACAACGGATTTCTAAACACTTGGTCAAATGTAGACCACTATGCTTTAGACGACGCAACAGTAAATAACGGAAAGCATCAAGTTATCCAGATGCCTGTTCAAACAAGTGTCCCAGTGACTACAAATGATCCTGTAGCATTTTCTTATCAGCAGCCCACTGGAAATGCTGGAGTCTTGCAGTATCTAGGCGGTCCCAATGGGGCGGTAGCTTCTCCGATATTACCTCTTCAATCATCTGCTGCTGGAATAACAATTGCTTCTCTCGGTACATCTTCTGTTTTTGATTTCACTAATTTACCCTATTGCTATGGCTGGATGAATGCTTTCGCTCAATTCGTAAATCCTCCTAATCCTCCTCAGCTTTTTGCAGCTGCGGGATGGTTTTATTGGAATGGTAGCACAGGAACACTTTTACAAAATAGAACAGCAGTAACGTTTATTTTCCAATTTTCTGGTTCAATTTTACAATTGATAAATACCTCAGGCATATCTTTTACCTTAGTATCATGGACGATAGGATTTGATAGGATATTTACCCCTCTATGAGTAACGATGTAAACAGCACCTTCATCGATTATTTTGCCGAATTCAAAAACGTCCCGAAGGAATGGGAAGAGGCTCAGAATTTTCTAAACTGGTATTTGACTGTCACAACGAATTTTCTGAACTCAAAAGACATTGGTATTTACTCGAATCAGATTATCCCATCGGGAAAACAACTTTACTTATCCAACAAGAATTATAATGGGTTAAGAAAAACTGTCATTTTCGGAACATTGCCAAATGCTACAACAAAATCAGTTCCTCATGGTCTTGAAGTTGATGGGTCTTTTAGGATCGTCAATTTTTATATAACCGCTAACGACACTACAAATTTAAAATATTTTTGTTTACAGTACTTTTCAATAGCACCTAGTGATATCGTGCTATCTATGGATGCGACTAATGTTATCGTGACTACGGAGAGCAACTATTCGACATACAATGATTGTTTAGCCATCATTGATTTTGTTACAGGAGTTACCTAATGTCTTCATTATCAAATTTCTTGGTCGGAACACCTGGCAAATTCGATCAGAGATCAACTTTAGGACCTACTCAGCAACAGGGATTTCAGAATCTTATCAACGCTGGAAATGATCCTGGAGCAAGTGGAGGATTTGGTCAGGCGGCAGACTACTACAGATCTTTGCTAAGTGGAAGCGGAAATGATTTTCAAGCTCTAGCCGCCCCTGAGATCAGGCAATTCAGACAAGACACTCTCCCAGGATTAGCAGAACAATTTGCTGGGATGGGCGCAGGAGGCTTAAATTCCTCTGGCTATCGCAATTCCGTGATGCAAGCCAATACTGATCTTGGAGAGAGATTAGCTGCCCTTAGAGCCAATTTAAGAGGCCAAGGCGCGCAAGGATTATCAGGGATAGCAAGCCAAGGACTCGGAAACTTCTATCAGAACACCTACATGCCTCAAACTGGCGGGTTTTTACAAGCATTAGCTCCGGCACTGGGACAAATAGGGGCTTCGTATGCAACGGGAGGGCTTTCTAACCTTTCGAGCCTTCTTCCTTTCTTGCAAAAGCTGCTTGGGTCACAAGCTAATCAAACAGGGGTGGCATAATGGGAATCCAGATCTTACCAGAAGGCCAAGGGGGCCTAGCTCAATCCTTCGGCCAAGCATTAGGCCAAGGAGTCGCGCAGCAGCTTCCGGAAGAGATCAAACGCTATCGCCTAAAATCTGGGCTTGAGAATCTTAAGCCAGAGAACATGACTGACGCGTATCAGGTGTTTTCTAAACTGGCTACAATCCCAGGAATGGACCCAGGACTCTTAGGTGTACTCGCACCAGCTTTACAGGCGCAAATTGGAAGACAACAAGCCGGAGCAGGTTTCAAACCACCTGAAGTGACTGGTTTTCCAGGACAGCCACAGCCAAATCAAGGAGGCGAGCCGGCTGTATCTCCAATGGGTCTAAATGCTCCTGAAGTTGAGCCTATAAATCAATTGGCTACCAATCTTCTCCAATCCCAACCTTTTAATTATCCAAACATACAGGCCGCTACTGGGGAAGCTGAACGAAGAATCAGCAAGGTAGAAGATGAATTTAACAAGCAGACGAAAGCATTCCTCCAAAAGGGAAAAGAATTAGCCGAAGGGGAGATAGGAGGCGATGTCCTAGATCTCATGCGCCAAAAAGCCCTTCAAGACCTTGCTCGCACAGGAAAATCCGAATATTCAATTGCACGCAAGTATGCGAATCAAGCCAAAGAGATAGCCAAAGAATATGGGGCTATTCAGAAAGTTCATTCTGATACTGGTCTTTGGAATCATGCACAAGAAAAGACAATTGTAGGATTAAGAAATGGCGCCGAGAAGTTGAGTAAACTAGGAGTGCCACAAGATCAAATTTTGGATCGCCTGCAATCAGATCTCAATGTAAGCCGAGCAGGAGCTTCCTATATTCTTAACCCACTTAAAGACACAAAAGCCGGCAAATTCCTTCATGGTTTAAAAGAAATGAATGTTGTCGAAAGGCTTAAATCTTCCGGAGGGCTACAAAGAGGCAAAGAAGGGTTTGTCTCTCCAGAATCTAAATTAGCTAAAGAAATCGCTCCAATGATGTCCGATGCGGACCTGATAGGTTCCTTGGCATATATGGTCCAGCAAAAGGGATATGACTGGAAAAAGTTTGTGGGAGCTTTACAACAGGAAAGACCGCCAGACAAACTCACCACCACTCAAGCTAGAGACATAGCAAATCAAGGTCTAATTCCCAAATTCCCCCCACTCGATGAGATATATCTCTTAGGCTTTTCGGGAGAGTCTAAGAAAGCGAGAAAAGTGAAATGAAAGTGGATGACGGAAATGTTCAAAAATTAATAGGTGCTGCGGGAACACTTGGATCTGGCACGATCCTTAAAGCCATCGGCAAATTTGTCCCTGGTATCGGGCAATTCGTCTCAGGTGCATTCACAGCAGGGTATGCAGCCGATCAAATCCTCGACTTCGTTAAGGACAAGCTCGAATCACCAGCAGCTAGAAGAAATCGGATGCAGTTACAATCTAGGGCAGAGCAAGGGGTAGCAAGACCAGACGAACAAGCATCTTTATCCCAGATGGAACAGCAACGCGCTCCAATGGAAGCTCTAGGGGGATTAGGAAAGCTTGGCGCTCAAGCTATTGGTGGTGTAGCCAGTGCTAGAGCCGGAGCAGCCCAGCAAGCTAACGATCAGGCTTTGCAGCAAGGCCAAATACAAGCCCAGGAAGCGGCTACACAACAAAGACAGGCTCAAGGCGCTGCTCAATTGCAACAGAGACAAGCGGAACAAGCTGCGCAAATGCAGCAAAAGCAACAAGCGATGCAGGATGCCCAGCAACGACAAGCCCAACAAGATCAATTAGCCACTATCCAAAGACAGCAATCAGATATAAGGCGCAAAGAAGATCTCGAATTCAAGAAAAGGGCTGAAGAAAGAGCGATTGAAAAGCATAAAGCTGCTTTGAGCAAACCAAATATTAAACAAGCTTTAAAGAATCCGATTGTTAAGTCGCATGAGGATGTTTTGAAAGAACTTTACGAGCTAATCAATAAGGCGCCATGAGTAAAATCACTCAAGGATACACAGAACGAAGCGATGCAAGCGGTAGCGAACTCGTAAAGAGATCGGAAGATTTCTATCAGATGCACGAGCCTTTCATTTCTCCCCTGTGGTCCGAGATGCAGATCGACATCCGATTTGTTGCTGGCGATCAGCAGCTCATGAATGTTCTTTACGATCCAAAAAGCCAGGTAAACAATCCTTTCGTCATCAATCTTATGCAGCGCTATATCGGGATGGTGACGGGTTTTCAAAGAAACCATCGCAAATCTCTCATGATGATGCCCTTTCATGAAGATACTGACCAAATGTGCGATGATTACAATGGATGCTTTAAGTGGAATGAGGAGAAATCCGGTTTTCAAGAAATTTTCTCTGAGAATTTTGAGATGAGTTCTACTTGTGGATCAGCGTTAATGCACGCTTATCCCGATTATGGTCTTGACCCTTCCTCGCCTGACATCTGTTGGTCTAATATCTCTCCTATGTGGTACATGATGGATTCAAATTTCCGAAGGAGAGATTTGACTGATTGCGAGGGAATCTTTACTCGAAAGTGGGTATCCAAGAAAAAGGCAGCTAAGCTTTTGCCTGGTAGAGATAAAGAGATTATGAATGTTCCAGTAGGATGGGGACAAGATGGGAAGTTCCCGATCCAACAAGCTCTTTTAGGGAATAAAATCGAGGCTCTAATCCCTTATGACGAGTTCCACTATCTAAGCACTAGAACAGCTCAAGTAATCTTCGATCCACAGTCTAAGCAATACATCGAATGGGAAGATGAGAAAGACGCAGATAAGGAAGAACTGAAATACATCAAGCAAGTAATGCCTTGGCTTGTCTTTAAGAAAATGGAGATCCCCACCGTGAAACTTGGCATCCTAATAGGTGGAAAGCCTTATTATGATGGGCCAAATCTCTTAAATATCGATCGATACCCATTCGCCTTAAATCTCTGTAACTACTATCCAGATTCGCCAACTCCGAGAATGAGAGTGCAAGGCTTTGCAAGACTTATGAGGTCTTTACAGTTCCTTTATACACTGAGAAAGATGGCAGAGCTTTCTATCCTACAATCGCAAGCAAATACAGGATGGATTTTCCCAGTAGACGCTGTAACGGATCCTAAAGCCTTTAGACAAACAGCCGATGGCATTTTGATTCCTCTCAAAAAAGGTCATACACCCGCGGAAATCCAACGTATCGAACCTCCCGTTATCAATCCAGCTATTATTGAATTATCAAAGCTTTTGAAAGATGACTTTGCTGCAGTAACGGGTATTAACGACGAGATGATAGGGGCCACAGTACAGGATCAATCCGGTATTCTTGAAATGTTCCGCCAAGCTGCGGGACTTGTCACTTTACGAAAGATCTTTGATGGAGCTGACTTTTGCTTACGTCAATGCGGTGAAGTATTAAGAGACGGCATTAGAAAAAACTTTACTAGATCTAAAGTAAAAAGTATTTTGAATCGTGAACCTGATCCGCGTTTCTTTAGCAATATTGCGAATCGATACGGTATAGCAGTCGAAGAAGGAGCTTATTCTACGACTCAAAGACAAATGGAATTACAGCAATACCTACACTTTAAACAGTTAGGAATGAATGTTTCAGATAAGACTATCTGGCGAGCCGCCTTCTTAACGAATAAGAAACGTGCTATGCAAGAGGCCGAAGAAGTAGCAAAAGGTCAGCAAGAGCAACAGATGATGCAAATGAAGACTGAAGAGAACAAAGCCGAAGCCGACAACATGAAAAAGATTTCTAGCGCCCAGCTTGATATAGCAAAAAGTGAAGAAACATTAGCAAAAATTGGTTTATAGGAGATTAAAAATGAAATCCAAAATGGCCCACAAAAGTTCTCAATTTGGTGCTGAAGGTAGAGAAGGCATCCATGAAGAAACTATCAATATCAAAGACCACAAAGAAGTAGATGTTGGAACGGCGGAATGCTGTGATGCTGTCTATTTAAGCGGAATGGAGCCAGCTCAATATTCAAAACACCAAGAGGATATGCTTGCTCAAAACATCCGAAGACATCGCGCCCCTTAAAACCGCTGGTGTTTTACATAATGAACTACGGAACAAAGAACTTGATTCTTGTTCTCATTTCGACCTTGGCTATGCATTTAGCGACGATACCTATAAAGGTGTTCTCGAATGCATTGAAAGGCATTGGTACGTATTTGGCGACCATGTAAATGAGTTTTGTGTGGTTTGTGTTTTAGTTCATGGAGAGGGTAACTTGAAATATGTGATCAGAAGGAAATTTTCAGGATGGCCTTATTTGCCAGATCCTATGCCTAATCAGTCTGTATGGATGATTAATAAAAGCCAAGAAACTGCACAATTTTTATGGTCTCTTCCTACTTCTGAAAAAATGGCGGAATTATCAGAATCGTTTTCATTTCTAACCAATGAGAGTAGAACAAAAGTTTGGTGCGACGCTTTTTTCAAAGGGTTCCCAACTTTTTGGAAAGCTATTAGAAAAATGCATGGTATCGAATTATTATCTGAGTCCGAGTTCAACGATAGAAACAGGGAATTGGGCGGTAAGTTTATTGATGATAAGGTTCTTGGATGTAGCTCCGATCCCCTTTATCTTCCCGAGATTAGGATTAAGAAACTCGAAGCAATGAGTAATATTATTCCTCAGAAGATTGACAACGATTTTATGAGGAAGGCCGATTGATTGAACAGGAACGTTCATTTGCAGGATGAGCATTCCACGATTATAGCGAGTGATTATATCTTTAATTTTTAACTTTGAAGGTTTTTTACGCATGACAGCAGAACTCCAACAAGAAAGCGAATTTACAAATGAGATTACCACACAGCCAGCGCCTGTTGAAGAAAAAAAAGAGACCGATGAGGATCGAAATTGGAAAGCTTTCTTAGAGAAAAGAAAGGAAGAACAACGCCTTTTTGATGCTGAAAAAGAAAAAAATAAGCAATTGCAAGAACTAGATGCTCGGCGTCAAAAGGAAATTGAAGATCTCAAAATAGCGTTTCAAGTGATGTTAGAGAAAAAAGAAGCGCCCGACTTCGATGATAGTGATCAAGCTCAAAAGAAATTTGTGCAAGATGAGATTCAAAGGCTTTTTAAAGAAGAGCAAACCAAGAGACGATCCCAAGAAGAAAGCGAAAGAGTTTATCGAGAATCGTTGGCTATCAAGCAAGAAATGCCCGATCTTTTGGACGTAGTTACCACAGAAAACCTTTCCTATCTCGAATATTACTTTCCCGAGACAGCTATCCCTCTCGGCAGAATGCCGGATGGTTTAGAGAAAACTAAACTAGCTTATCAAGCAATCAAAAAGCACGTGAAAATGGCAAAGAAAGAAAAAGAAAAAATTGAAGAAAATCTATCAAAGCCTAAGTCAGTTCATTCCTCTTATTCGAATGAAACCACCTCGGAAAAAGAAAATTCAACTGGTGTTTTAAGTGATAAAAGAAGGAATGAAACATGGGAAAAAATGCAGCGTTTGATCTCAGGAGAGGATGAAGAATGAAAATAAAAGATTTTAGTTATCTGAACATAGTTGGACTCGCTGATCAGTATCTAGAAATCAGATACGATTACGGCGCTGGTACTGTGCCCATTTACATAGGTTATAACCATACTCCGAACGCGGACCCAAATTCCCTAACATGGTTCATAGTCAAGTTAACCTATACAGGTGCTAATATGACCTATAAACAGTTGCCTAATTTCGGGACTACGTTTAGCGGATCTTGGACAAATAGGACTACATATTTTCCATAAGCAATTAAGTGTAAGACATGCAAAAAAAATATGTCCAAAATTCTAAGAAAATGCAACATTATTATAAATTATTTATAGATATTGAAAACAGCTTTCCTCATCTAAACTTGAAGGGAAAAAATGAGCAACCAATCTTCTAGCAATTATCCATTCAGCGGCTTTGCAATAAGCCCTAGTCTCTATCCAAAGTTCCTAAATTGGAATCGTGCACCCTTGCCAACTGATTCTTATCCGGCCGGGACAAGAATCCAGGACAATTCTGTAAATCCTCCTGTTATTTATGAAACTACTGGAGGGGGAATATGGGGAGTAACTGGAACTGCTGGGGTAGCAAGTTTAAATGGATTGACGGGAGCGCTCACAGTAGTTGAGCAAACACCAACGGGAACTTCTGGAGCAATAGCTATAACGGTTCCTGGTTCCGGCGGCGCATCCTCTGTAGGTTTTGGCACTAAATTTGATGGTACAACTATTTTAGCGAATGGATCTGACCAGCTAAGTGTAGCAAACGTTATTTTTATGACTGGAACTACACCAACTATTGAACCTTACTCAGTTAATTCAGCTCAGGTTATTACACTGCCTACAAATAGTGCCTATTACGTTGAAGCGGATATAGTTGGACAAAGCACAGCAAATGCCGCAGTTGTTGGTGGCAAGCAGCAATGTGTTGTTTATAATGTAGCTGGCACGGCTACTCTTGCCGGAATGCAAAATCAATTTTTAGATGAAAATCCAGCAGCTCCAACAGGTCAACAAGATTTTCAATTTTCAGTTAGTGGCGCTACAGTATTTTTAACTTTTTTTGGTAATGCAACAAATCCAATGAATTACAAAGCTAGAGTTAATTACGTAACAATACCTTAAGGATAAAATATGTCATCTTCAATTTATGTTCCTGGCTTTGAAGGTTCTTTACTTGTCGCCTCTAATATAGATTTTTCAAAACCAACCGGATCGGGTACTCCAAATGTAACAAATCTAGGCCAAATCTTGATGGGATCTGGCCAAAGCGGTAGTAACCCCGAAATCGTTCCTGCAACTGTTGTGGCCGGTTCCGGAATTACAGTTACTCCGGCTTTAGGTTCTCCAAATACATTAACGATTGCAGCAACAGGCGGAGGTAGCGGAACGGTAACGTCGGTAGCGATGACTGTACCCTCATTCTTGTCTGTCGCGGGTTCACCTGTCACAACTTCAGGTACGTTAGCGGTTAGTTTGTCAGGATCTGCATTACCTGTCTCCTCTGGTGGGACAGGCGATACAACACTTACAGCCAATGGGATTTTATATGGCAATGGAACGGGAGCAATTGGCGTAACATCACCTGGAACGGCTGGTCAAGTTCTGACGTCGAATGGTTCCGGATCTGCGCCTACATACCAAACCCCAAGCGCTGGCGGTGTTACATCTGTTAACACAGCGACTGGCGCAGTGGTTTTGCAAGATTCTGGTCAGGGTATATTTACATTTACACCATCTGGCAGCAACGTTAACGTCTCTTCTTCTGTAGCTTCAACATCTCAAATAGGCGCTGTAACTCTTGCAAGTAATGCTCAGGCAATTGCAGGAACAGACGCTGCTAATGCAGTAACATCAGCTGCTCTAGCAGCAAAACTAGGGGCGCAAACTGTTCATGGAGTAGCGTTAGGTGAAGGATCTTCATCAGCGTTAGGCTTTACGAGCGCAGGATCGACGGGACAAGTGCTAATAGGATTAACTGGATCTGATCCTTCATTCGGAGCTCTAGGCGTTAATTCAGGACTTGCAGCGCATTCGGTTATTATCTCTGAAGGTACTAGCGCGTTTGTTGCTGTAGGTAGCGTAACGTCGGGTGCAATTCTACAATCAACAGGTGCGGGCTCAGATCCAGCATTTAGTTCAGCATCTTACCCCTCTAGCACAACAGCAAATCAACTGCTCTATAGCTCATCTAGCAATACGGTAACAGGTCTCACATCTGGTAGCTCAGGTGTTTTAACTACTAATTTAACGGGTGTCCCTTCATTTACTGGCCCACTCTCAAATGGCCAATTGATTATAGGATCAACCGGCGCGCAACCAGTGGCCGCAAATTTAAGCGCAGGCTCGGGAGTGACCATAGTAAATGCAGCCGGAAGCATAACGATATCTTCACCTAGTGTCGTAACATGGCAATCAATATCTGCAAGCCAAGCCATGGTATCCAATAACGGTTATTTAGTTGCGGGGGGAGCCGTAAGTCTATCTCTTCCTGCTAGCTCAAACGTTGGTGATGTAATCTATGTAAGTTTGGCGGGCGGAACTTCGTGGTCAATATCCCAAGGTGCAGGCCAATCAATAACCGTAGGAAATCTTAGCTCGACTGTGGGGGTGGGAGGGTCGCTTAGCTCAACCTCTAGCGGTGATGGGATTATGCTTGTTTGCTCCCAACCTAGCCTCGCATGGATCGCCCCCGTTGGCCCCATTGGTAATTTGAGCCTCGTATAAGGAGTAATTAATGACCATTGTCAATGCTATCAATAGCAACGCAACGGGATACATAGACAACGCGATTCCAGTAGCTCCTAACGATTTGGCACCAAAAAG